GAAGCATTTTTGACAAGGATCCAGGGTATGAGTGCAAGACTTGCAATCTGCCACTCTCTCGTGTATACTATCCTGTAGGGGTCACCTTTAATGGTGGTGGCTTCTATTCAACCGATAATAAAAGTTAAGGATTGTAAACATGTTAGTCAAAGAGAGTAAAAAAGAGTGGGTACTGACTGCTTCTGATCGCTGTGATTCTGAAAACTGTAATGCACAAGCTTATGTTAACGTTTCTGGAGTAACTGGAGAATTATTTTTCTGTTCTCATCACTACAATAAGATCATGGACAATGCAGTTGGATATGACAAAATGATGAAATTTGCATATGAAATCATTGATGAAAGAGAAAAGCTTATTGAAAACAGACTTAAGGAAAAAGTATGATTATTCAGATGTTTGGTATGGATGCAAAAGCTAGAAATGATATAGGTAAAGCTGTTGCTAAAAAAATTGATGCTTGGTATCTAGACAGCACAGACCTTCCAATGGGTCATACGCAGCCACAGCAAGCCAGATGGCTAAGAGTGGTATCAAAAATATTTGATAGAAATTACCACGGAGATATTATTACTAGTGGCTATTTTGCAACAGCAGAATCACGAGAACAGTACAAGATTGAAGAAGGCAGAGTAATGCCAGATTTGGCAATCTATGTTGACACAATTGCCCATGAAGATTTTGACAAAATTCCTGGGTATATTGAAAGAAAGATTCACTTAGTAGACACCCATGATGGTGAAGAGTTTCAAGAGCTAAACTACTGGGAAGAGCCATCCCCCAAAGAGTACGATATTCATATCGTAAAAACTGGAGATTCAGAATTAGACTCTACAGAAAGCAGAGTCTCTGTTATTATAAAGGCTATTGAAAAATACAAAAATATTTCTTAGACTAAGTTATAATAATATTATGGAATATCTTGCTGGATCAATTTTGACTTTGCTAGGTATGTTTGCCTTGTCTACTTTTTATTTTAAAAATAGATTTATTTTTTCAAAAAACATAAACGCTATAAGATATAGCCAAAGTCATATTTATGAAATAACAAAAGAGTTTATTCCAGATGAATTCTTTTTAAAAAAGCAGCCAGATACGCAGTCCAAAAGCCATGAAAAAAGCATGTATACTCGTGTAGTTTTTGTAGACAACGAAGCATACTGGATTAAGAATAATGCTCTTTTTGTCGCAGACATGGAAGAGGGAGTCGTTGCAGAAGAAACGGCCAGGGTAGTTGACACAATGACCATGGATAGTGTACAATTGAACAAGGTTGTTTCTATTGTAGAAGCTTTAACAGAAGGACGTAAAAATGATAGTGGCTATTCAGGGTACCAAGGCCTTTAACGACTATTCCGTTTTTTTGCGAGCTATGGGAACCGCCCTTTCTGAAATGAAAGATGAAGATAAAGAATTTTATATTTATTCTGCAGGGCCAACACATATAAACTCTATGGCCATGGAGTTTTCAAACGTTTCAGAGAGAAGCCTAAAGGCAAGGGGAATTCGTATTAAAATGATTAAGATTCCTCCAAGCTGGATTAAAGAAAATATTCATAACATAGGATATTTTGCTTTTTTTAGTAAACCAAAAGAACCAGTATCGTCATTAGTATCGTATGCAGAAAGCAAAGATACTAGTGTAGGCGTTTACAGGTTTTAAAGCAAAAATAGAGAGCAATCTAAAATGATCATCAAAACAATTGAAGAAATGGAAAAGCTTGTTTCTTCTAACAAAGAACTTTCTTGGGACGGGTGGACAGTCGTAAAGAGATACCCCTCAGACAAAGCAAAAACTTCAAAGCAGGGGGTTTTTGTAAAGGGTGTTTGGTATATAGAGCAAAGGTTTGAGCCTACTTCCCACGGCTGGGAAATTCCTAGTAAGTCTGTCAGTAATGCCTAAGCACCAGTGGAAAGACGCTGGATCCTGCAACGGCTATGACACAAATTTGTTTTTTGATAAATATGAAGAAAACGAAGCCCTTAGACCAGCAATTGATAAGGTTTGCTCTGGATGTCCCGTTGCTAGAGATTGCTTTGCTGTTGGAGTTTCTCAAAAAGAATGGGGTGTCTGGGGCGGTATATTCTTAGAGTCTGGTAAAATATCTAGAGAGTTTAACAGGCATAGGTCCAAAAAAGACTGGGGAATTAAGTGGAGAGATTTAACAATTGACGAATAGAGCATTTAATGTATACTGACCAAATGAAAAGAGCTTTTAGATCTTTGGATCACTTTGCTCCCAAAGGATTTGCTGTGCAAATAATCGACCACACTAACTTTATTACCGTAAAGGCTAGCGAAAAAGTGTTTATGTCTTTAACTGGGGACGGAAAAAGACAGGCTGTAGAGTACATGATAAGAATAAAAAAAGCTTTAGAAGATAACGGAGCAATTGTTTTGCTTGTAAGAGAAGGTGGCTCAGAATGATTTTAGACTTTATAGCATTTGGAATTTTAGGATTTTTTGTTTTTGCCTTATTAATAAACAACTTAAAACTAAGATCTAAAACTAAAAAGCTTACATCTCAAGTAATTCAAATATCTTTAGATAAGGCTGTAATTTCTGAGCAACTAAAAAAGGTATTAGATCAAAAAGACTCAGAGTCTATAGAGCAATCTGAAGGATTTTTAAAATTTGTATCACAATCAAGAGATTGGGCTTTTGACTACATAGAGCAAGTACAGGCAGCCCTTCTTGAATTTAGAAACAAGGTAGAGCCACAAATTCTTTATGCAAAAACTTATGGCACAACTGTTGGCGAGTCTACACACAGCATTATTGTAGATAAAATATCTGATGCCTATGACGATCTTGTAAAGATAATGCCAGAAGATGACACAAAGCGAGACTCACCAGAAATTTTATAAGGTTTCTATATTGTATATAGAAAAACAAAAAACAAGGAGAAAAAATGAACACTGAACAACTAAAAAAGATGGCGGCTTCTTATGGTAGAAGCGTTTTGGGAGCAGCATCAGCCCTGTACATGGCTGGTCTTACTGACCCAGCGGATCTGGCATATTCATTGCTTGCAGCAATAATTCCAGTAGCCCTAAGAGCTGTTAATCCAAACGACTCAGCGTTTGGCCGTATGCCATCAGCAGAGGACATTGAAAAGGCTGCAAAGGCTGCTAAGCCAATGAAGGCTCCAGTCAGGAAGCCAGCTGCTAAGAAGGCAGTGGCAACCAGAAAGCCAGCCAACAAAAAGAAGTAATCTATTACTTAGCTAGCGGACTGTCTATTTGGGCAGTCCGTTTTGCTATGCTATAATTAAATAATGTTAGTCACAAGCGATAGAGCCCACGAAAAATTTTTTAAAGATTTAGTTACAATTCGTTCTTTACCGAAACCATTTAACTATGATAAAGAATATATCGTGGAGCCTACAAATAACTATGAACCAAACAAAAATAATTTATTTGAAAACAAAAAAATTCTTTTTCCAATAGACGAATCTCCATATCATTTTATGGCAGATACAGTTTCTTTAATTATATATCTTAATGAAAAATATAAAAATAGTATATTTTATCTTGACACCTTTAAAATAGGAGATAAGTTTTTATCAGAAAAGCAGTATGATTTTTTAACAAATTTGTTAGAAAAAAATAAAATAAAATATAGATTTGTTAACACACAAAAAACAATAAGCTTAAACAATGTTATAGTTATTAGTGTCCCATTCTTTGAGCCAATGGAAAAAATAAAAAGTCTTTACAATAACTTAAAAGAAAATAACTACCTTTCAGGATCAGCTCCACATAAAAAGGTATATGTTAGCAGAACAAAGTCTGGATCAGTTTATGGTGAAAACATACCTAGAGTTAAAGATGAAAAATTATTAGAAAACTTATTTGCTAAACTAGGATTCGAAATAATTTATGCAGAAGATTTTAAAAAAAAGGAAGATCAAATTTATTTTTTTAGCCAGGTTAAGATTTTAGCTGGGGTAAGTGGGGCAAACCTTCATAACTCTTTATTCATGCATCCAGGAACTACGGTTTTAGAGCTTTTTGCTTTACATCCAAATAACCCAAACATGGAAGCATCTGGCACGAAATTCGATCCAACTTATCTACTTATGAGCTTAGTTAGAGGTTTGCTACACTTAAGCCTTTATTCGGAAGATGCCCAGGGATTTGTAGAAAAGATTGAAAAAGATTTTATTCTTAATAAAGTATTACAATAAACAATTGCTTTTCCCCTATGCTATAATTAGCTATGATACTAAGCAAACAAGTAATAAAAGATGCCAAGGATAGTAATAAAATAATATTCTTAAAAGATGCTGTTAAGGATACCCCCACTTGGCAAGTCTTTTATAGTATTTTTAAAGAATCTTTAAAAGATAATAAGGCTGAAATGTCCTTTCCAGGAACCCTTACAATTGATAACTCAGAAAAATACACAAGATCTTTTGATAATCTAATTAATATTTTAGATAACCTTCACCCTGGAGAAAAAATTGCTGTTCTTTCAATTATTCACTTTGTAAATGCACACAATAACCTTGTTCCAGAAGCCGCAGAAGCCTTCTACACAGACTTTGTAGGTGCAAATCAGGAGAATATAACACCAGATTTTGATCTTAGCCTTTTAAAGCCAAGGGCTCACTCAGATCCAGTAGATGGTTTTTATATTCAGTGTGAGGGTCAGACAACCTGGAGAGCCTTTTACGGTGATAACACAGAAGAGTATCAGGTAAACCCTGGAGACATGCTTTATATTCCTAAGGGCGTTCCTCACAGCGTAGAGTCTATGAATATTCGGGCATCTCTTTCTATATCATTCTTTGACGGAGAATAGTCTTGGATTTAGTTTATATTTGTAGGTCTGGAGACAATGAAGAGCTTAGATACTCTATTCGATCTGCCGTTAAAAATTTAAAATTCGATAATCTTTGGGTAGTTGGTGGAAAACCAAATTGGTATGTTGGAAATTACTTAGAGGTTACTCAAAATAAATCTAAGTATACAAATGCTAGGAATAACCTCAGAGCTATTTGTAGTTCTTCAGAAATATCAGACTCATTTATTTTAATGAATGATGATTTTTATATTATAAACAAAGTAGACACTGTCCCGTATATGCACGGAGGCCTGTTGTCTAAAAAAATAGCCACCTATAAAGAGTTAACTGGAAACACAAGGTATGTTCTGATGCTAAAAAAAACATTTGCCAATCTGTCTAGAAGATTTGGAAATGATGTTTTAGATTATGAATTACACGTACCAATGATTATGGAAAAAGAAAAGCTTTTAAAAGTAATAGATGTTTTAGATTTTTGGAGATCAAGGTATGGTAATATGTTTAATGTTGGCGGTATAGAAATAGAAGATGTTAAGGTTTATTCTTCTGGAGGGCTAACAAAAAAGCCTGGAGGACAGGATATTTTTAGGTATGACTATTTATCTAGCAATGATGATTCTTTTAAGATGATTAAAGAAAAAGTTTTAGACACTTATTTTACAAACAAAACAGTATATGAGCTTTAGCGATTTACCCTAGAAGCTCTAGCCACAGCTTTTTGCCTTATAGATCCGTCTACTGGTTTTTTTATTTGACTAATAAATTTTGAAAATTGTTCTAGCTCTTTTTCTTGTCTAGCGTAAAGCCATTCTGCTTTAGCTCTTGCCTTTAAGCTATAAGAATCATAATCATTTTCTATTAGGTCTATCCCATTTGCTGTTTCTTTTACACTTAAGGGGCTTACCAGAATTGCAGCATCACCAATTCCCTCCCTCACATGGGGGGTATCAACATGAACTGTAGGAATACCGTACCCAGCAGCCTCTATAGCAGACATTCCATATGTTTCATATCTAGACGGAACTAACAGAATTCTTGTTTGTTCAAAATACTTATGCACATCATTTGGATGAACCCTTGGGTGCAATTCGACATTTGGAAGAAGGCTAGCCCTTTCTTCTATGTCAGAAAGACCGTGGGTTCGTTCTGCAGGCGACCTTACAATTATAAATCTTTTATTTGGATATAGTTTAGCAAGCTCAAGAACAACCTCTACCCCCTTGTTTAACAGTGAAGACAAAACTGTGTACGCATCTCCAGTCGGTACTGTTTTTTCTGGAAGAGGGCTTATTGGCGGGTGCACCACGATAGCGTTTGGCTCTCCCCATTGCCTTGCAGAAGTTTCAGTGTTGTATACTGCATAATCGGCATAGACAACTCCTTCCCGAATTCCTTTTCCATATTTTGGGGGTGTGTGAACGCTTACTATTGACACCGCATCAGCAGCCTTGGCTGCTAAAACTGCTGGAAGAGAAAGTTCGTTTTGAGCAATTACAACATCAGCATTAAGATCTTTAAGCTGCTCTGCAATTGGAGATGGGTTTGCGTTTATATTAAGAACATCTGGAGTGTTTATTTGAGTAACACGTATTCCATCAATGTAATATTCGGCTTTGGTATTTGTTAAGACAACTCTTTGGCCTTTAATGGCCATCATTGATCTATGAAGGGATACTTCTCCGCCCATATTCCAAAGCGGAGGATATCCGTGAGATAGGGCTACGATGTTCATATATTGGTAAGCAATCGTTTAGCTTCTTGAAGCCCAGGTCCATCACGCCATTCCTCAAAAGCAATTCTGTCTAGGTCACGCTTTATTTTATCATTGGCTTCCTGGTATGTTTGGTCATCAGGAGCTGCCTTGTTCCAACGGTGTAAATGGCTAAGCTTTACGTCTGCGTGATAAATAAACTTTGTGAGCTTTCCAAGCTCTCTCCAGGCGTTGTCAAGAAACAGGTGACGACTTGTAGGCATTCCTAGCCAGCCAAGCCTGCGATACATTTCCATAGGAACTACAACGTGTGTGGGAAGATCTTCCCCATGCAAATGCTCCAGGCCATCGCTGCCGTAGGCAACTCCAAGTTCAGGCAAAGACTTTACCATAATTTCGTCCCAGCCATATGTTTCTGGAACAACGTCGTCTCCAAGTATTGCAACGTGAGTAAAGTCTTCTTTTGAGGCTATCTCTGCTAGCTCATTTAAAGATGCTGTAAAAAATATTCTTGGACCAACAATGTATCTAACTTTTTCTAAAGCTGGATAGGTGTAATTATCATCTTCATCAATTCTTGCAAGGATTTCGTAATCTAACTTGCATGTTTCTTTTACGGCTTTTGCCAATCTTTCTAGATTATGCGGTCTACCACGTGTAGGAACTGTAATTGCTAACTTAAAATTACTCATAGCTTAATCGCCTTCGCAAACACAACTCTAGACGCCATCTTAGAAGCAGCAATAATTGCAATTGGAGCAGCAACGCTTAGAACTGTTCCCGCCCACATGCGTGGCTCAAGGTAATTCCATTCCCAAAAATCAAAAGTATGGAAAGCATTAGCAAGAACAGCAATACCACCAAACATAAGCATTCCAAGAATAGCTCCAAAAGTTTTTTCTGGTTTGCCATCTTCTTGCATTCTAGATGCAAGAACAAGATAAGCAACTAAGAACAGCAGGTACATAAGCTCGATAAAGAAGAAAAATAACCCTGCCATCCAGGCCTGAGACAAACCAACAAACTGTGCTACAGCTGTAATTCCATTAAAAGAAACTATAGCGGACGCAAGGAAGGCAATACCAATACCAATAAGCCAAGACCAAAGAATAATCTTTTGATCAACCTGAATTTTGGGGGCACGTTTAGATTCTTGAAGC